GAAAAATGTTGCGGATGGCAATTGTCATATAAGTTAGGAAAGCTTCGATTAAAATATGGTGATTTAGTGCCTAAAGAATTTGCCTATGCATACGCAGTTACTTGTCATAAAGCACAAGGAAGTTCTTGGCCTAATGTAGTAGTTTTAGAAGAATCTTTTCCATTCGATAGGATGGAGCATGCTCGTTGGCTTTATACTGCATGTACGAGAGCAGAAAAAAAATTAGTTTTAGTACGATAAAAACCGGTCAAAAGTGTATAATTTATATAATCTAATTTTTATATATTATAGAAAAACATAGGAGGAACGATTATGTCGAAAATAATAGATATGACTGGTGCTAAAATTAATTATTTAACTGTTATTGAAAGAGGTCCAAATACAGCAGATGGCCGAGCTCAATGGCTGTGTTAGTGTAAGTGTGGTAATAAAAAATTAATTAAAGGAAAAGATTTGCGAAGCGGAAGAGTTAAAAGCTGCGGATGTTTACAAAAATAGCGAGCCAGTGAAGTAAATACTATAAATGAAGTAGGTAATCAATATGGATTTTTAACAGTATTACGGCGAGCTACAAAAGAAGAAGCTCCAAAAAGTAATCAAAGAAATGTTTTTTGGGTTTGTTCTTGTTTGAATTGTGGAAACCCCTATTTTATTGCGGATGCTCATTCTTTAAGAACTGGACGATTAAATAGTTGCGGTTGTTTAATTAGCAAAAATGAAACTAAAATTAAACAATTACTAACAAAAAATAATGTTTCTTTTGAAACCCAAAAAACTTTTAATAATTTATTAGATAAACAAAAATTAAGTTTTGACTTTTATATAAACAATCAATATATAATAGAATTTGATGGTAAACAACATTTTATTCAAGATAGTGGTTGGAGTAATAGAGAAAAGTTAGAATATACTCATAATCATGATTTAATAAAAAATAGATATTGTTTTGAACATAACATTCCATTAATTAGGATACCATATAATGCAGAATATACTTTTGAAGATTTAAAACTAGAAACTACAAGATTTCTTTTAACTCCAGAGAATGAAGAAAAATATTATTAGAAAGGAGAATGATATGAAATATATTCAAACTAAATTTTGCAAAGGAACTTTTATTCTTGAAAAACATATTAATTTAAATAATTTTTTAAATGAAGATGAGCAAAAAAGATTTTATGATTTAAAAAATACTGATGAAAATGAAATGTCTGATGAAGATTTTGAATGGTATGAAGATGTTTTAAATAGAATTAAAGAAGAATCTGATTTTGTTGAATCAGAAGTAGTTTCTTATGAAGTTGATGACTGGGAAGAATATGATGATGAAAATTATTTAATGGAGTAAAAAAATGCAAGATGTAATTATATTTATTAATAAAATGAAAGTTGTATTTAATCTTCTTCCAGATGAAGAAATAGATACTTATAATAATATTTATAATGAATCAACAGAAGAGTTTATAACTTGGATTAATAGAAAATATGAAGAGTATATGAATATTATAAATAAATTGAATGAGGTTCCAAATTAAAAATGTTTTTTAATAAATATAAAAAGAAAATTGAATCTTTAGAGAGAGACTTGGCTTTTTGGCAAAAAAGTTGCAATGAACTTCAAAAAACAATTGACGAATTAAAAGAAGAAAATAATACTTTAAAAAATAGTAATACCACATTAAATAATTAGGTAATTAAAATAAACAAACTTTCTCAAGAAAATGAAATAATGAAAAAATATTATAAATTAAATGAAGAACCTTCTTCTGACGTTCAGGCAAAAGTATTAGTAGATTTAAGACTGCACGATATGGAATTTAAAATACTTCAAGAAAAATTAAGTAATTGTCAACAACAATTATCACTTAATCAAAGGTTACTATCATTACCTTATTATCCTATATATCAGAGATATTATTAATGAAAATATATACCTCATATTTTTATCAAATTCGCAATTTTAAACAAAATATGGTACCAGTTTCAACTTGTTTATCAGATCCAGAATGGTTTAAACCACCAATCGGAAAAGAATATTATATAGATAAGAGAGGTATTATATGCGGCCTTCGCTATAAACCTCTTATAGTCCAGTCCCAAGGAACACATTATTGTCCCTGTGAAGAAAAAGAAATATTAAAAGGTAATTGCCCTACAATGAAGGAATATAGACAATTACTTGAAACTGTTGATTTTGATAAAATGATAAAAGCATTTGAATTTTGTTTAAATAAATTTCATAAAGATACTATTGTTTTAATAGTTTATGAAGCATCAAATAATCCATGTAGTGAAAGAAAGAACTTACAGGAGTATTTTAACAATCATGAAATAGAATGTAAAGAATTAGAATATCCAATATAATATTAAAACAATAATAATAAAAGACAAATATAATACAGGAAAAGAATTATTAAATTATATTCTAAAAGAAAAATATAAAAACAATATTAATTTTATAAAAATTACACAAGATAATTTTAAACTATTAGATTAGGAACATTTAATAATAAAATGGACAGAAAATTATCCTGGAGCAATTTATTATCATACTACAGTTGCAGGGTTACCAATAAAAATTATTTAATAAAAAAAATTTGACAAACTCAAAAATTTTTTGTATAATATAATTGTAAGAAATAAATATGCAGAAAGAGAGGTACGGTCCAATGGGCTAAACAATTTTTGTAACCCGTGAATTAATGTAATTATGGAGGGTACTCCAATGGACAATGTAGCTTAAATATTTATTCTTTAACCGAGTCAAGCGAGGCAACTCGCTTGACTTTTTTATTTATTTATTGTATAATATAAATATATAATATAATCATTGGAGAATGAGAATAATGATGAAAAAATTATTAATAAATATTTTAACAGAAGAATATGAATTAAATCTTTTTGAAAGCGAAAAAATTATTGAAAAATTATTTTATATTTTAGAAAATGATTTATTAAAATGGAATAAAATAGAATGTAAATGGGAGATAATTTAATGAAAAGATTTGAACCTCACTCTCACTCTGAATTTTCGAATATACGATTATTAGATTGTATTAATAAAATTCCAGCTCTTATTGATAGAGCAATAGAAATAGGTTTATGTGGAATTGCATTAACAGATCATGAATGTCTGAGCGGGCATCCCGAAGCTAATTTTTATGCTCAGGATATTTTAAAAGGTCATCCAGATTTTAAAGTAGCATTAGGTAATGAAATATATTTAACACCCAATAGAGAGATGGGCCAGAAATATTATCATTTTATTTTAATAGCAAAAAATAAAACTGGATTTAGAGCATTAAAAGAATTATCTTCAAGAGCATGGATGAATAGTTATTGGGATCGCGGTCTTGAAAGAGTCCCAACAATTTATAATGAACTTGAAGAAATTGTTAATAAATATCCTAATAGTTTAATTGCAACAACTGCATGTATTGGCGGACAAGTATCTTCTCAAGTTTTAAATTTAATTAAAGCTGAAAAACATGAAGATACTGCGGGAATTACTGAGGCACATAATAATATTGTAAATTTTATTTTATGGTGTAAAAAATTATTTGGAGAAGATTTTTATATTGAATGTGCGCCAGGTCAATCAAGTGAACAAATTGCGGTTAATAAACGTCTTAAGGCTGTGGCCGCCGCATTTAAATGTAAAATGGTTCTTGGCTCAGATGCTCATTATCTGACAAAAGAAGATAGATTTGTTCATAAAGCATATCTTAATTCAAAAGGGGGAGAACGTGAGGTTGATGCGTTTTATGAATATGCTTATCTTCAAGATGAAAATGATATAAAAGAAAATATTGCACCATCTGAACTAAATTATGATGAATTAGTAAATAATTCATATGAAATTTATAATAAAATTGAAAATTATAGTATTGCACATAAACAAACTATTCCAAAAGTACCAGTTAAAAATTATAAAAAAGTACCTGCTTCAGAATATTGGCATCAACACTATCCTACATTAGCTTCAATGTTTGAATCAGAAGATATATATGAAAAATATTGGGTACATCAGTGTGTTGATAAATTAAATGAAATGTTCGATCATAATAATTATAACCATGAACAAGTAGACCCTTATTATGAAAGACTTGAAGAAGAAGCAGATATTAAAAAAACTATTAGTGAAAAACTTGAAACTAATATGTTTCGTTATCCTATTACTCTTCAACATTATGTTGATCTCTTTTGGGAGTGCGGTAGCACAGTTGGCGCAGGCCGTGGTTCATCTTGTTCAGGCTTAAATCATTATTTATTAGGTGTAACTCAGTTGGATCCCATTAAATGGAATCTTCCATTCTGGCGTTATCTTAATAAAGAGCGTATTGAGCTTGGCGATATTGATCTTGATCTTTGTCCGTCAAAACGTCCATTAATTCTTCAAAAGATAAAAGAAGAAAGAGGACAGTATTTTTATGATAATATTGATGATTTAAGTAGAAAAAATCTTGGTTGTACATTAATTGCAACTTTTGGAACTGAAGGAACAAAATCGGCGGTATTGACAGCATGTCGTGGTTATCGCTCAGAAGATTTTCCAGATGGGATTGATGTTGATACAGGTCAGTATTTATCTTCATTAATACCTAGTGAAAGAGGATTTCTTTGGCCGCTTAAAGATGTTGTTTATGGAAACAAAGATAAAGATAGAAAACCAATTACCCCATTTATCACAGAAATAAATCAGTATCCTGGCCTTTTGGATATTGCAATGGCAATCGAAGGATTAATTAATAAAAGAAGTAGTCATGCTTCTGGTGTTATTCTTTTTGATGAAGATCCATATGAATTTGGATGTTTTATGAAAACTCCAAAAGGTGAAATTATTACTCAATGGGATCTTCATAAATGTGAAGCATGCGGCATGACAAAATATGACTTCTTAGTAACAGAAGTGCAAGATAAAATTGTTGAAACTATTAGACTTCTTCAAAAATATAATAAAATTGATAACAATTTGACATTAAGGGAAGTATACAATAAATATCTTCACCCAGAAGTTCTTCCTTTGAATGATGAAACTATATGGAAAGCATTACAGGAAAATAGTGTTTTAAATATTTTTCAGTTTGATTCAGATGTTGGTTCTCAGGCTGCAAAAAAAATTAAACCAACGAATATCATGGAAATGGCGGATGCCAATGGTTTGATGCGTCTTATGACCGCAGAAAAAGGCGCAGAAACACCAATGGAAAAATATATTCGTTATAAAAATAATTTATCATTATGGTACCAAGAGATGGATCGAGTTGGTTTAACAAAAGAAGAACAAACTGCGATTGAACCATATTTTAAACAATCTTATGGAG